GGTCTCAACGTATTTATCTTGAACGCCATGTAACTCTTTCACAGATGCGGCTTTTACCGCATTAGCTGTTTGATTGAATACAGAAAGATTGAAATCTATTGCCTTAATTGTTAAATCAGTAAACATAAAAGTCTCCTATAAAAAAAGTATTTATAAAAATTATACTGCAACGCACAATAAAAGTGAGGCAAATGTGATATATTTACCCATTATTTTTTATCTTTTTTGGATAGATAGCTTTGCTCCGTTTCAGATAAGAACCTAAGGTTCTTTTTAGATACCTTGACCATCAACCAATCATTATAATAATCATCCCTTTCTAACACTTTGGCTATCATTTGTTCTTTAAGTTCAAGGTAAGCACAATCACTTCTATTTACGCATAAATGCAGGACTTCTCTTAGAAAGTTTTCTTCACCAAGTCTTTTTACATCTGCAATCAGTTTATCATTTGACCCCCAATAGGTCGGCCAATCTGATGGTTTTCTGGTCTTCTTTCTTTTACCTTTTACTTGGCGATACCCTGCCTTGGTAAAAAACTTCTTACCAATATACCTTTTCTTTTCTTTGAGATTGTGTATACAATAAACAAATCCATAATATTTTTCGGCGTCATCTTCTGTAAGGTCACGCCCATTCCATTGCCAAGTCATTCTTCTTCTATATCGTCCTCTTCATATTGTAGATAAGAGGAACAAAATGGACAATATGTTGGATCCGATTCTGTTCCTCTTATGCCGTACTCTATTGTGAATTTTGAATCACACTCTTCACACTCATAATCTAATAACTTCATTTATGCAGCCTTACCCCACACATCATCCCATTTACCTTTAAGAGCACCCTTTGCATAATCGGTCGCACGATTCTCAAAAAAGTTTGTGTGTGTTGGTGCATTAATCATTTCTTCAACCCATGGTAATGGATTTCTTTTCACTTTATAATGACCTTTGAGACCTAAACTAATCAGTCTGCGGTCGCAAATGTATCGTATATACTTCTTTACATCATCAGCTGTAAGGTCTTCCATTGGCCCCATTTTAAATGCAAGGTCAATGAACTTATCTTCCAGTTCCACCATTCTTCTCGCTATATGATATATTTTAGATTTCAAATCGTCATTCCATATTTCACGGTTTTCTTCTATATATGTGCGGAATAATTTAATCATAGATTCGGCGTGTTGTGTTTCATCTACAATTGACCATGTAATAATCTGGCCCATGCCGGCCATTTTACCATGTCTTGGAAAGTTTAATAACATAATGAAAGAAGAAAACAATTGCATACCTTCTGTAAATGCGGAGAATACTGCAATATGTGTAGCAGTAGATTCTCTTGTACCATTCTTTGATGCAATATCTAAAACATAATCGTGTTTGTTTCTCATCTCTTCATAATCTGCAAACTCTGAATAGGTAGACTCTGGCATACCAAGAGTTTCAATCAAATGTGAATAGGCCGCAATATGTAATGCTTCACGAGCTGTGAAACCGGCCAACATCATTCTAATTTCTGGTTGTGGAAAATATGGTAAATAATTCTTTACATAACCACCAGCAACGTCTATATCACCTTGTGTAAAGAATCTAAAAATATGTGTGAGAAATTGTTTCTCTTCACTTGATAGTTTGTGTTTCCAATCTTTTACATCTTCTGCCATTGGTACTTCTGTATGTAACCAATGTGATTGCTCATGCTTTAACCACGCATCATAAGCCCATGGGTACATAAAAGGCTTGAAGTAATTCCTTTCTTCTCTTAACATAAAAACTCCTAAAGTGTTTCTTGATTTACTTGAATAGATTTATTCTTATAATCTTTAATTGCAGCTTTGATAGCATCTTCAGCCAAAATAGAACAATGTATTTTTACTGGTGGTAATGACAACTCTTTTGCTATCGCTGTATTCTTTATTTCTTCAGCATCTTTTAAGTTCTTGCCTTTTACCCACTCGGTAATTAAACTACTACTTGCAATTGCGGAACCGCAACCATATGTTTTAAACTTTGCTTCTTCAATTATACCATCATCACTTACTTTAATTTGTAACTTCATTACATCGCCACAGGCAGGTGCACCGACCATACCAGTACCAACTGATGGGTCACTCTTATCAAGTGAGCCAACATTTCTTGGATTATTATAGTGATCTAATACTTTGTCTGAGTACGCCATTTCTTTAACAATGCCTTTCTGTGGTTTTCTGCTTGTTGATAGGTGTTAAATGGACCTCCAAAACAACAAATATATCCAAATACCCAGTATGCGGATTTTGTTTTCACTACTTCTATTGGTAATTCTGGTGTTGAACTAACTGCCATTTAACCTTCACAGGCTAAACATTCACTATCATCGGAAGAATCCGACTTGTTATTTAGAAAATTCATCATCTCTGTATAACCACCAACATACTCACCACTCAAATAAATTTGTGGGACTGATTTAACAGGTCGCCCTGTTACCTCTGCAGCTGTTTTGTTTATCTCAACCAAGTCAATATAGTCAAACTCAATACCTCTACGAGTGAGCTCTGCCTTTGCGAGTCTACAAAAGTTGCAAGTCGGTGTGCCATAGATGATGTTTCTAAACGCTTCTTTCCCCTCGACAATCGATTTCATGTCGAGCTCCTTGATCACCTCTCTTTCTATTTTTTTCGCCACCTTATCTGCTTTACCAATCTTTTCTGAACGACAATAATATAATGTTTTGAGGCCCATTTTCCACGCCATAAAATGAACTGCGTGTAGGTATTTTACATTTGTGTCCGGCCGAAAGAACAAGTTAATGGATTGTGCTTGGTCAACGTAATTTTGTCGGTCAGCTGCGTGCTCCACGATCCATCTTTGGTCAATCTCCATACTCGTTTTGAAAATGTCCTTTTGCCGGTCATCCAATATATCCAAGTGCTGAACGGATCCATCGTTTGCGATAATCGAACTCCATGACTCGTTGTAACTATCCTCATCAGCACACCTCTCTTTCAGTATTTTGTCTAAAAATTTATTCTTGTTTAAATATGCACCAGATAATGTATCTTGTCTGTATGCGTTTGCACGATATGGTTCTACACTAGGAGATGTATTACCCATGATAATACTACTGCTAGCATTGGGAGCAATAGCCATAAGGTGTGAAAACCTACGGCCAGTACCAATAGCATCAGGAGCTTCTCCTCTGAGTTTACCCAGTTCCAGATTTGCTTCATCTAAACTCTTCCTTATATGTCTAAAGATTTCTACATTCGCAGAACGTGCCTCTGGTGATTCCCATGGCAACATATGTTTCTGTAAATATGCGTGATAACCTAACGCACCAATACCAATAGACCTTTCTTGTGTTGCACTATACTTGGCCCTTGATACAGCATCAGGTGCGTTGTCTATAAAGTATTGTAAAACATTATCAAGCATTTCTGCAACATCTCTTAAAAAGAGAGGGTTGTCTTTCCACTCATCATAGTATTCTAAATTGAGAGATGATAAACAACATACGGCTGTTCTATCTTTGTTTGTTGGTAATATAATCTCTGAACAGAGATTTGATTGTTTGATACTTAAACCTTTTTCTTTCTGAAACTCTGGCATCGCACGATTGCTTGTATCAATGAAATGTAAATAAGGTTCACCAGTCATCATTCTTGTTTCTAATATCTTTTGCCATAACTTCTTGGCTGATATTGTATCTTTGATTTCACCTGAATGTGGGTCTTTGAGTTCCCATGTATCATCAAAGTTTTTATCGACCATGGCTTTTTCAATCAATTGCATAAATTTATCTGTGATGTTTATGCCATGATGTAAGTTTAGTGTCCTTACATTTGGGTCGCCTGTTGGTTTTCTCATCTCTAAGAACTGTATGATATCAGGGTGTGATATATCAAGATAGGCTGCATAAGAACCTCTGCGAGTTCTGCCTTGACGATATGCTAAACTAGAGGCATCATATGTTTTGAGATGTGGCATAATACCAGTTGACTTGTCATCACTTGAACGAATACCAAGACCAATGCCAACACCGCCACCTAACATTGATAACCAATTTACTTCTGAAAGAGTAGCGACCAACCCCTCTCTGCTATCATGTAAATAAGGCAGGAAACAAGAAATAGGTAAACCACGCTTGCTACGGCCAAAAGATAAAACGGGAGTAGAAAA